GTGGCCCTCAGTGATACCAAACTTCGCAGTATCAATGCTAAGCCCTACAGCGGCGCACCCGAAGTCACAGATGGTGACGGCCTGAGTGTGCGCATAACCCCGACAGGAACGATTACGTTTCAACATCGCTACCGTTGGAACGGTAAGCCTGTGCGCCTTACTATAGGGCGCTATCCGGCAATGTCTCTGAAAGATGCTCGTGTCATCGTGGGTGAGATGCGCGAATTGTACCTCAAGGGACTAAACCCTAAAAATTATTTTGCTAAAGAAGATGGTGAGCTAACGCTCAAGGAGTGTCTCGACCAGTGGTGGAGCAAGTATGTTGAAACGCTGAAACCCAATACACAGACGCTTTATAAGTCGGTTGTGTACAACACCATGTACACAGAATTTCCAGATGCACCGGTAGTAAATATCCCTGTTTCAGCCTGGGTAAGGTTCTTCGACAAGCAGGAAAAGAAAAACGGTAAAAAGGCAAGGGTGCTGCTTCTCCAGCTCAGATCAGTTATGAACTGGTGTATAAGCCGACAGTTAATCGCTTCATGCGAAGTCTTGAAGCTCAGCGTTAAGAACATAGGCAAGAAACCTGATGTCGGTAGCCGGGTTCTCACCTATACCGAATTGGCAAAAATATGGTTAGCGCTGGAAAACAACAAGATCGTTACCTCTAACAAGGTACTTCATCAGCTTCTGTTGCTTTGGGGGGCAAGATTGTCGGAACTTCGACTTGCTACCGCCAGCGAGTTCAATATGGATGATCTGATTTGGACAACGCCAGCAGAGCATTCCAAGATGGGTAACGTCATTCGTCGGCCTGTGTTTGATCAGGTGAAGCCTTATGTTGAGCGGCTGCTAAATGCAGGAAATGATGTACTGTTCCCAGGACAAGAGTTGGACAAACCTATAGATCGTTCGTCAGCGAATCTCTACATGAAAAAATTAAGGGATAAAATTGATATACCGGGATGGCGAACACATGACTTCAGGCGCTCGCTGGTGACGAATTTATCAGGGGAAGGGGTTATGCCCCATGTCACCGAAAAGATGCTGGGGCATGAACTGGGAGGCGTGATGGCGGTGTATAACAAACACGACTGGCTGGTGGAGCAGAAAGATGCGTATGAACTGTATGCTGATAAGATATTCTGGCATGTTAAACAGCTCGGTTGACGCCACCCTCATCTATCCATTTCATTACAGCTTTTCTGCTGTATCGGGAAGGGTAGGTAAGTACCGGATTAGGGAATCCGTGTTCTTTTCGTAAACGCCAGATTGCCGTTTTTTTCTTTTTGAGCAGGTCAAAAACTTCCTGCTCTTCCATAAAATCGGTAGTAGTCATGAGCACCTCATCAAAAATTACCGTTAAAAATGCACGTTCCACATCCACCGCGAGCACTTTCAGTACAGGCATCGCAGTGGTCTACTTTTTTTGTGCTGGTTCTTCCGCCTGAAGCGGTGCTGCTGCGAGCATGGCCCTGTATGTCGGGTTAATGGCGTCGTATTTATTCATTGCGGCCCATCCTGCTTTATTCATTTCGTCCGTTGGCTCTTTGGGAACTAACTGCCAACCATCCGGGGTTACTAGCACTGATTGCTCTTTGATGTGCAGACGCGGCTCACCATCTTTCGGCTCAGGCCATTCGCGCTGCTTGTTCACTGCCAGCTTTTCTACCATTGCCTTGGTAATCTGCTCATCACTGATACCGGCACGACGTTGCCCATCCCATAACAGGAATTGCATATCAGCCCATTCGCTAAGGTCGCCTGGCTCGGCGGCGGCTTCCAGTGCCTCTTTGCTGAGGTGCTTCAGCGGACCAACGGGACCGACATCGCCGAAAGTAGCCAGTGACCATGCTGCATGTTCACAGCGTACTTGCTCACGGGCTAACGACTCCAGAACCCCATCAATCACCTTCACAGCATCAGCCATTGCGTAGCCGAGATTGCCGCCGTCGCTTTGTGCTGCTGCTTTGCTGAGTATTTCGCGTATCTGGTGCAGGCGATCGAGTGATACAGGACCGTGCGCCGGGTGTTTAGTTGTCATAATCCGCGCTCCTTTCGTGTTTGCGCTCCTACTGCACCGGATACGCCATCCGGCGTTAATGTCACGCTGTAATACAGGCCATCAAATTTATGACATCCACGGTTACACCAATCCACAAGACCTTCGCGAAATAGCACTGGAAGAGATGGGCAGTTAACGCGATGTGAGCCTTTGTCTTGCTCTCCCTTTTCCATATCGCCACGCATAAAATATCTTGCTCCGTTATGCATGCGACGTAAGGTGTTCACCTGTGCATCAGAAAGTCGAATTCGTCGAGACATCTCAATCCCCCTTCACGCCAATGCCAGCGGCTGGCATATCGCACATGTTTGTTGGATGTGGATTTTCGCGAATAATCCTCGCCATTCTTGCTGCTGGAGTTTCTGTTTCTTCGTTGAACTCTCGAATTACAGAAGCCAGCTTGTCGGCGTCAGCAGGTGAAATATCGCCGTCAATGAACATAACTGGTTTAGCCTCACGCGCCTCCAGTTCTGCTATGCGCTTCTCTGCAGCTTCCAACTTGGTCTCTGCCTCTTTGAGTTTTTTAGCCATACAGTCATGACCATCAACGATTTTGCACACTTCGCGTTGTAGGGTTTCTTCAGACCGTTCCAGTGCTTCGCGGAATACACGCATACTGACCACCTTCTGCGGAAGTTCGCTAACGAAATGCAGTGGTGTGAATAGTTCGCGGCGAGCCATGCGGGCGGCAACGATGAGCAGGATGTTTCCTGATTCGCGTGCTGATTCAGCAGTCAGCGCCTGTTTGTTGAGTGCTGTCATTGGGCTGCCTCCGGTTCCTCTGGCATTGGCGCCCAGTGAGTGATAACAACATCGTCGATATCGATATCACCGTTCTGGAAAGTCCATTGCCAACTTCCAGTCTCTTTCTGCCCAAAGGTCATCCACACTGAGCGCCAACCAATCAGCCATCCTTCACCGGTTGAATCGAAAAGCAGAACCGTGTCATTGGGTGATGGAAGGCATTCATGCACGGAGAATACTTTTTCTTCCAGCGCATTGCTCCATGAGACAGCCGAGAGCTTTCCACCAAAGATTGTCATACCGGCGTTCACTGCTGGCTCTTTTCCATCCTCAAACTCAACGACGAAAGTTACTTTGCTCATAGCGCAGCTCCTTCTGCTTTCTTTTCGTCAACGCTCCAGGCTGTAACCAGTGCGCTGGTGACCTGATAAAACGAGTGCTTAACCTTCACACATAATTTTTCACCAGTAGCTGATACCGTTTCGATAGTTGTAAGCTCGCCGCCGCTTTCGAAATCAGGGTAGAACTGCGTTACCAGGTTACTTTCGACAATCACCGATCCGTCTGGCGTGTGCATTTTAAGTTTCATTGCTGCACTCCTTTGCGAAGTTTGGCGGCGTAGTGGTCCCTAAGCGCTCCGGCAGCAACAGAGATTAGCGTGTCAAAATCACACACTACTGTTTCACCATCATGCTGTTCGGAGTTAGCGATAACCGTTAAAGCTCGGACTAATGGCGCTGATTCCTGCGCCAGCTCCCTGCACTTGCTCTCGGCGTTAGCGAGCTGTACTGCCATGTCTGTGAGTTGCAGTTCAAGATTGTGAATAGTCGCGTCTGCTGCACGGAACTCGCGACGGGATTCCGTTAAATTTGAGCAAGCGTTTTGAATTGAGTAGGCCAAGATTGCAGTATCACGATCATCTGATTCTTCAGCTTTAACCTGCAACTGAACCGCCAGGCTGAAGAGATCAGCAATTTGAGTTTCTGTCATACGGTTATTGATCGTTTGCATTGGTATGTACCTGCTGAAGTTTGTGTTGTTTAACGAAGTGGGCCACTGCTTTTGACTGGCTGGCGATTATTTTTCTATCACCTAGGTCGAGCGTGACGTTCTTACCGCGATAAATTATTGCCGAGCCGATTTCCTTACCGTCCAGCTTCACATACAGCACCTTCCCGATAATCTCTGTAGTAGGGATTGGCTGTGAAAGGCGATAGGTTTCGCGAGCTTCAGCAATGGTTTTATGTTCGTCGATGATCGCCAGAGCTTCAGCCAGTGCCGTGCCTTGCAAAGTGAACACGCCTTCATCGCTAATCGTCGCCATGGCCATTAACTCCACAAAACGGCGAGCACTTTTAATGTTGAGTTCAGGCGCGATAGAACTGCGCGTAACCTTTGTTTTTCCCTGGGCGGCGGCTACGGCTTTATCGTGCTGGAGAACCTCACCAGCTTGTTCGCCAAACTCGCGAACGCGGTCAACAGCAACATCAACAGATACGGCACCAGATTTAACTTCCTGCTGAACGTCATAATTAGCGGTACTCAGAGTGAGCAACTTCTCAACGGTCGCTACAGACTTATTGACCAGCTTTGCAATCTCGCTGGTGGTCTGGTTGAAAGCGTTATGAAGCTCCTGAATAACAGCAGCCTGTTCAATATCGGAAAGGGGGAGTTGGTTATTACTGGTCATGATGCGAGCCAGACGCTGCACATCGTTACCGTTGAACGGCATGATATGAATGCGGTCTACTGGCTTACCAGCTTCAGCACAACGCGCATAGCAACGGCGACGGCGGTGACCTTCAACAACCCACACGCCGCCTTCATCACGTGCGATAACTTCAAGTGGAGGAACGGTACCGCCGTTCATCAGATAATTAAACAGGTCGTCATCTGCCTGGCGTGTGCGTTCGTCGTCTTCACGTTTGTTGAAACCTTCACGCACGTGTATATGTTCAAGGCTAATAAACATCCCGGTATCGGTGCGCTTGATGGTTCCGTCACGGGACATCTGCTTGAATGAGTTAGCGGCCATCACTTAGCCCCTTCATTCATCACAACATTAGTTACCGGAGTTAACTCACGCAGTTCGCGCTGAGCCTCCAGAAGGTGCATGTTGTTGCGTGTTTTAGTGTGTCTTTCAACGATGCGATCGCATTCTTTTGCCAAGCAGATAACGTCATCGCGTAATACGGTGTTCTCGATGGCCAGTGCTTTACGCTGTTCCATTGACTCGCACAGCGCCACGCTGACGATATCAAGACGGTTAGCCAGTTCGGTCATGATCCCGCGGTAAGCAACTGGAAGGAGAGGGGCCGCTTTACGGGCTGCATCGATCAGTTGTTCTCTGGTCATACGTGGTTGTAACTCAGTGACGTTCTGTGTGGTCGTCATGGTTAGTTTCTCCGTGTTATATGCGCCCTGCACGGCGCTGAATTTTGGTTGCACGAATCCCTCGCCAAAAGGCGAATAAAAGTTTGGGTTTCGTTTCAGTAAATGCCCCATGAAGATGAACTTAGTGAAACGGGCGACTGCAATCGCCGGTTAGTTTCTCCACTCAATTGAAAGCGCGTTCCGCTGGTTTTGGATTTAACGAACTGGCACTTAATGACAAGGGACAGAACGCGCTTTCAGTTGAGTAAAAAGGGCGGTACCAGGGACTTCAAAGGTTGGTACTGGTACCGCCAAGACTCCACACAGTTTTCTTACTTCCTTCTCTCGTAACTATTTACTTAGGTTATGATTAGTGTCATTCAGCACATTAAGTAGTTAGGTTGTAAAACGCATAACAACTTTAAGGTGTAATCTAATTGTGATTTATCACCATGTCAACAACTTTATGTGGTTTGATTGCATGGCTTTTGAATGCAAGGATGAGGAAAAAAGGAGGCTGTATGGAAGACAAGCTCTATGTTTTTAACTACACACAAAACCGAAACAAACTTTTTGCTAATTTAATCAGCATTATTGACGGGATTTTGGCAGACGGACATGTAAGAGATGAAGAGGTATTGTATCTAGACACCTGGTTACTTGAAGCAAACCAATCAATTCGCAACGGTGTTATAAAAAGCCTTAGCGCAAGGGTTTCTAAGATTCTATCAGATGGGATTGTTACAGATGACGAACGCGACGACCTAAAAACACATCTGAGTGATATACAGAGAGAAATTCTTGATATCCCAGATGTTGATTTTTTTTCGACCGAATCAGATTTACATCTCCTAAATGGACTTTGTAAAGGATTGATATCAGATCGCAAGTTGAGTGATGACGAAGTTAGATATCTTGACTGGTGGCTAACGCAGAACGGTGCTTTGAAAAGCAACTATCCTGGTAAAGAGCTATACACTTTGGTGAAAGATATATTAAGTGATGGTGTCATTACTGCGGAAGAAAGTGAAATCTTACATAAGGCATTAGTAGACTTTACCGGTTGTGATCTGGAAAGTGGAGTCGTTGAGGGACTATCTACAAAGCTTCCTTTAAATCATTCAGCTTCAGTAGAAATTAAAGGAAAAGTTTTCTGTTTAACTGGCGTATTTTTAGCTGGTAAAAGATCCCATGTGGAAGACCTAATAAAAAATAGTGATGGGCTGATATCAAATGGCATTACTAAGAAAATTGATTATTTGGTTATAGGTACACTTTCATCCCGTGATTGGAAGTTCTCAAGCCACGGGAGGAAAATTGAAAAAGCTGTCTCATACAGAGATGATGAGGGGGCGAAACTTCAAATCATTTCTGAAGAGATGCTCTTTGCTGCCTTACCATGATCTTGAAGACCAGAATACTCGACCTATAACGTGAATTCTGGCTCTTCTTTCATCAAAGTTGAGTACTTCATCTGGGTACTCTTCTTTGTTGAAACTTCGTAGCACCAAACCACCATCTGGTTGATTTATAAGTACTTTAACACGAAGTAAAACTCCATCACGTATTGCGTATAAATCTCCATCTCTTATTGGCTTTGATTGAGATAAATCTATAGCAACATGATCACCATTGTTTAAAACTGGTAGAAGACTATTACCCCAGATTTTTACAATTCTTGCATTTGAAGGGCTAACACCAGATTTTCTTAGGTCTAAACGCCTTAGTGGAAATGAATCAACTATAGATTCCACTATTTCAGCCTCACATCCATTGCCAGCCGAAAGCTCAATATCAAGCACAGGTATATTGGCAAATACTTCAGGATCTAATTTAGCTTCTTCCAACTCTTCAACTACAAAATCGGATAGAGAACCATTCTCTTCTATTCCCAGCTGCAGCCACTTTTGAGAAACATTCAAAGCTTTTGCAATCTCTTTGATCTTTCTTGGTTGGAGAGTCTCCCCGTTCTCAATCTTTGCTACAGATTGCTGAGACAAGCCAATTTTGTCAGCTAGTTGAGATTGGCTCATTCCCTGCTTTTCTCTGGCAATTTTTAATCGATCAGCAAGTGTATTCACAACTTTCCCCCTTTTGAATCCGAGGTTACAACTTTATGTTTTAGCTTTCCAACACCAAAAAGTTGTGATAAAAGTTGTTGAAGTTGTATAATCGAACTTGAATACAACTTTTATCTACATACCTAGGAGAAAACTATGACACCTGAGCAGTTAGCCCTAACGGAGGCCATTAATGCTGCTGGTGGCCAGTCTGAATTAGCCCGGAAACTCTCTTTAAGCTCTGGGAAAGAAGTAAAGCAGCAGCAAGTCTGGAACTGGTTACACCGCGAAAAACGACCGCCAATTAAACAGTCTCAACACATAGAGAGAGTGACTGGAGTACTTAAAGAAAAATTACGACCTGATGTTTTCGAAAAGTCTACAGGTCCAACTGCGTGAATAAAACTACCAAAGGAAAAACAAGATGGTAGAGCAAACCCTGAAAGAAGTGGTGAAAGCGATGTGTAAGGCGTACCCCGGAGGCCGTCAGGCTATGGCTGGTGCGTTAGGCATGTCAGAAACCCAGTTCAACAACAACCTGTACGAGAAAAACGGATGCCGGTTCTTTGAAGTAACTGAGCTGGAAGCGATGGAGGATATTTCCAACACGTCATTCGTTGCCGACTACTTTGCCAAGCGTCGCGGCGCACTGCTGGTGGATGTACCAAGCCTGGAAGATCTGGACCGTGTTGACTTGTTCAGCCGTGCAATGCGTACAGCAGCTGCAAGAGGTCAGGTTGATCAGATTATCCAGAAGGCGCTTGAGGATGGAGTGATTGAAAAGCATGAAGCTGAAGAGATTCAGGAACATCACCGCCGTCATCTGGCAGCGCGTGAAGAAGAAATCCGCGCGATTGTGGACTTATTCAGCCGCCGTCAAAAGAAGTGACGCCAGCGAGTGTGCAGCTCCTGGCGTCGTGGCGTGTCGTATTCAGTGGAGAAACTAACGCATGAACAGTGTAAACCGATTCAGACCAGCTAAGCAATTCAGATGTTTGCCGCTGGTGGGTAAAGATGCCCAGTTCGGCTATGTGGAAATCATAAATAACGCGGCTGATGGAGGCAACTACCAGCCAGCAGACTTGATGGTAGAAGCATTTGTTCAGATGAACGAGAAGGGGCGCGAGGAATGGCTGAAGTTAACCGGCGGTTCAGAGATCACTACGGAGTTCCCGTCAGAGTTGTCCGCTGGGAGCCAGATACACAGCGCGTTATATACCTTCGCGAAGGGTACGAGCATGAGTGCTTCAGCCCTCTTGAGCAATTCCAGCGCAAATTTACAGAGTTAAAGGACGACCATGAGCAGAATATTTGACATCGTCCAGTCTATGTCTGGTCAGAAGAACGTTATTGTTCTTCCAAGGCCATACTTGCTGTTTTTCAAGGATGACCAGCAGGCCCATGCGCTCGCAGCCGTTCTTAACAACCTTGTTTTCTGGTCAGCGTTTGGTTCAGAAGATGGATGGTTCTATAAAACCCATAAGGAACTTGGCCAAGAAGCGGGTGAGCTAACTGAGGATCAAACAGAGCGACTGGTCAAAAAGATTATTACTAAATACCTTCCTGGCGTATTTGAAACGTGCTCTAAGAAAGTAAATGGCACCCCAACTAAGCATTATCGAATGGATGGTGACCTGCTTATTTCTCTAATTTTTCCTGAGAAATCTGAGACCGTGAAAGTACGGAATGGAAAGCGTGAAAGTGCGGGAACCATTCCGCGAAGCCGCGAAAACAAAAGTAAGCGTGCAGTGAGA